CTTAGATAAAGGCAGCGATATACTTAATTGGGCCAACTTCGGCATCAACCTTGCGTACTTCGGCACGTATTGGGGCTGCTTCGTCGTTAAGTCCGGCAATAAGTTTCTGTTGGGATTCAATGTCTTTGGCAAGCAAAACCCTGTCCTTCTGCTGACTCTTACGTACAGCGTTGGCTTTGTCGGCACCTTTTTCATCCGACGAACGACCCATGATCTGGTCCACCGCTTCATCCATCTGTTTAAGTTGTTTGCGGTCGGCTTCGATATTTTCTCGGGCAGTTTTGATCTTTTCATCAAAGATAGCGATTTTGCTTTGAACGTCACCTGACACAAGATTCTGGTCATTATGTGCTTTCGAAAGGAATCCAAAAATACCCATTGACGTGATCAGCATTAGTACGACTACCGCAGTGGTCATGTAATATCGCATAAACCCGGGTGCACGTTCCCAGTTGGCTTTTAACCATGAGGCACAGACCAGCTTGCCAACTTCCAAGGCCGAGCCCATGATGACAATGGGTATTGCAGCCGCAGAAAATATAGCAGTTAGGCCCACCACTGAGTAATAAATTGCCACGCCAGAGATTGTTAGACCGGTGAGCAGCAGGAGATATGCTAGTATCATAAGTTAGTATTTACCGTATTTTTAACTCCAAACTCGATGTTTTTCTGCCACCCATTCAGAGCCATCATATTCATCTATTTGCCATTCGACATCGGCAGGAATTTCTACAATTTTTAATTTGGCATGATCGCCACTGGCGCTGGCGCCCATCTCTTGTACGACTGTGACCAGCACTGGATCATCTCTGTCAATATCTCGTTCCCAGTATTCTTGACCAGATACCATTATCAGCGGTCCTTTTTTACGTTGCGTATCTCTATCTGGTTGGTCTTCCAAGGTAAAAGCAATGCCGCTTAGTGTGAGATATTTAATTTTAGCCGCATGACTAAGACCAAATCCACCGTGTTGATCATTTATAACTATTCGACGAACACCTTTTAACTGTCGTATCAACTCGTTGTAGTCAGGATTTGATTCTTCTTGATCTGGATCCATGTACTGCGAGGCCATGTCGCACATGCAGCTAAAACAAGTGGGGCAAAAAGACACTGGTAGCATACCAAAGTTTCCTTCTACTCCACCTTCGTCGTCGGTGTACTCACAACTGCAGACATTGCATTGATGTGTATCATTCATCGGCAAGTTTCTAAGTATTGATCAAATGTTTTTACAGCTTCGTCAAACTCTAGTGCCCATACTTTGGCATAAATTATGCCGTCAGTGATGGACATATCAAAAGGTATCACACCATTGAATCTGAAATTGTCAGGCACATCAGTTGTAACTGTATATTCATTTAGATTTTTTGCTCTGGTAATCAGCGCATTAACCATGTCTTTGGTGCTCATTGCGTATCCTTTTACGATTTGTCGGACTTGTTTTTATGATTGTGACTGCTTCTGCCGCGACCTTCGGACTCAATGATCCGAACAAATCCACGAATAAATTCACCACGCTTGTGTGGATCTAAAATCAATGCTGCTGAGCGTTTGATTTGTTTGGGTAATTTAATTGCTTTTGAATCGTATGACATATATTCCTTTTAGTTAATCTTCTTCTTTGAAATCAATAACATTGCCAACTTCGTCGGTTACAATAATACGCACAGTATCACCATCTTCATTCTTACTACCAAATGGCCAGTTGGAATTCTTTTTGTATTCTGCCATTACTTTTTCTCTGTTCCGAAGTTCAACAGTTTCTTTAATAACCGTGCCGTCTTCTTCAACTAAACTAACAGTAAAAGGACCTAGTACATGGATAGCACTATCTTCTTCCTGCCAATCGTGTTCACCGTCGAATAACCAACCTGCACCACCGTCGTAGTACGCTTCTTTAATTTCTTCTTGTTCTTCTTCGGCGATATCATCACTAAATTCAAACCAGCAACTACAACTATCATCAAGTTCAGCACCCCAACCGGCATTGGGATCACAGTACGCAACTTTATCGTCATCGTAAGGAAGATTACAATCCATATCTTCTTCGATAAATCCTTGCCCCCATCGGTAAGTTTCATCCACATTAAACCAACTAATAGACTCGTCTGCATTTCTGCGATACATTTCTACATGGTAAACAACACTTTTCTTTTCAAGAGGTTTGATTAGATATACAGCCATTACTCTTCCTTGAAATCAACAACATTGCCGTCTACATCTGCGCAGATAATACGCTCAATGGTGCCATCTTCACTAGTAACTTCTAATGGGCCCCATACCCAAACTTCAGACTCGTCTAAGAACCAACCTTCATCTATGTCTTCCAAGGCATAAGAACCTTCTTCACTGACAAGTTCTTGAATGCGTTCAATTTCTTCTTCGTCGTCGGTGCCTTCGACAATGGTTTCGCCCCAGCATCCGCCATCGTACATTTCTACAAGTTCTGTATTTTCAATGTTTCCTGTATAGCAATTGTTTAGATCAATACTATCTTTTTTACCGCCTTCGCCACTTGAAGAAACAAATTTAAATTCTGGGAAATTATCATCAGATGTTTCAACTGAGTATTCACAAAAACGATACCCGTCAATTACTGTAACTTTTATATCGTTATCTGGATGACGATTTAGAAAAAGTTCGCGTTGTTCGCAACTTTTCTTGTAGTGTGTTTTAACAGTCCACCATGCCATAATTTATTCCCTGGTCATTGATGCAGCTTCGGTGATCACTGCAATGAGATCATCCAAGGTATTGCAAAGAATCTTTGAAGTAGCCCAATCATCTTCTTCATTCCTTCCGCCGATTTCAACCATAAAACCGTTGTCATACATGTTGACAGTAAAGTTGTCACTGACTTTTGCTAATTTATCACTGATTTTTGCCATTTTGTTTTTCCTTTAGTTGTTTATCTAACTCTCTCCAAGCTTCTTCTTCCTCGGGCGTGATGGCCTCGTGGTCGACTTTCTTGGTTAATTGCCATGAACCGTCTTTGAGATCAGTCCACACTATTACATCTCCTGGTTTCCAACCTGCTTCAGCAAGTAGGTCTTCTGGAAATGTTATTATACCATCTCCAGTTTCTGGATCTTCTTCAATGGTTAATGTCCATGATTTACTCATATCAAAATACCTGTAGTATTATTGCAATGGCAATCAACATGAGTGCTATGTCGCCCTCGCCGGTCAACAATGCACATAGTATACCAATGCTGAGCCAAAAAATCACGATGGCATACCGATCAACAGCTCAATAACAATTACTATAACTGCTTGCATTACAATTTCTCCCCTGCTTCAAAACCACGGAATCTTACAAATCTTGGAAATCTCAATGAGTATGATCCGTCTTGATTTTGAGTAACTGCATCAGCTTGTACTTCAACCACTCGACCGAGCAAATCGCCCCGGGCACTCCAATACTGATCACGATCGCTATCAGACAAGCCACTACCAACATTAACACGTATAGCTCTATCATTGTCGACTCCTTCACATATTATAGCACCCAACCTGCCTGCATTGCGACCAGTGCCTTCCTCAAATCCTGTGATATTGAGGTCTACAGTTATGGTGGGTTTCCATTTCATCCAGGCACTGCTGCGTTTGCATTCATAGGGTGCATCTATATCTTTGATCATGATGCCTTCATACCCTTGTGCTACACTTGCTTCGGCGAACCTACGCATGACATCGTGCCCTTCGGCAGTGTCCAAATCAACTGTCATGCCTGGCATGATTCTGATGCAGTCTGTTGTATCCAGTAGAGGTTTGAAACGTTCAAGTATTTCTAACCGTTTGGTTTGATCTTGTTTCCATACGCCTTCTCTAAATGCCGGCAGTGGCACAATATCAAACACATGATAGATCATGCCTTCAGTTTTTGCATCGCTTTTACGATGTGCTTGTCGCATTAGTTGCTGAAAACTTTCACCCACAATTTCACCATCCAGCACATAGCCACGTCCGCCAACAATCGCCAAGTTATTTGGCAATTTATCTAAAATTGGTACAAGTGCATCTGCAATCTGTGGAAAGTTTTCAAACGGCTTGCCGTTGCGACTGAACAAGTTTACTGTGTTACTGG